GACGGTGCGGGAGGTTGGTTGGAGTTGGCGCGACTTCCAAACTCTACGCTGTCAGCGAGGATCTCTGTTGACCACCGCTCCTGGCCCTGCTTGTCGGTGAACTTGCGTGTGCGAAGCTTGCCCTGGATGGTGACCTTGGAACCTTTTGCAAGGAACTGTTGGCATACCTCGGCTTGCTTGCCGAAGACTGTGACTCGGTGCCACTCGGTATGGTCGGTCCATTCGCCTTGTTGCTTTACGCGTTCGTTTGTTGCTACGCTTAGGTTGGCGACGGTGAGGCCGTTGCCTGTGGCTCGGGTTTCGGGTGCGGCTCCGAGGTTTCCGCTGATGACTACGAGGTTCATGACTGCTCCTTTGCAGTTAGAGTGTTGAGGTGTCGACCCAGCGACCACCATGGCGGCTGAGGTCAAGAACAAGACAGTCCATACTGTCAGTGATTTTGATTTGTTTGATGACGCCAAGCGCTACTGCGGGGCCCATCGTTAGACGATCGAACGCTTCTTTGCAGCGCTCGAGAGATTCAAGGTAACGCTCTCGATGTTGGTTGCCCTCATCGTCGTACCAGTAAACTGAGAAGTGATCCATGATTAGCGCCTCGGGTCAAGTGCTTCGCAGTACGCGAAGGTGAATAGAGTTGTGAGAATGAGAAGGAGACCTACTTGAAACATGAACATTATTTGTTCGCCTCGATTGTGTGGTTGGTTGGAAAGATGATCCGGACTGGGCTGGCTGCTGAAGCGGCCTCCTGGTCGTCGTCCCAGAGAGTACGGGGTGGGTCACCGGAGTGACGAGTCTCGTTGATGGAATGATCTTCGGAGTTGGAGAATGAGAATGTCCAGAAGTTGATTGGCATGATTGCCTCCTGTTTATAGTTGAGGTTGGTGTCGAGGGATGTACGCGTTTTTGAGTTGCCAGATATTGAATGCTTGGGCTGGTTGCATTCCGGAATCCCACCACTTGATTAGTTCTTTGTCGTAGAAGTAGTGCGTGGCTTTGAAGTCTGGGTTGGTGTCCTCGTAGCTGTGTTTCGCGCGCAGGTAGCTGTTTTCCCACTGTTGCCATGAGTCGGGAAGGGTGAAGCTTACCGATTTGCATTGGTGGATTACACGCCTCGCGCTGGGTGTAAGGCGATGCCAGTTTGCTCGAGCCCGTTCTTTGCTCATGTAGAAGTGAGCGTGGTATGGCGTGGTTGTGCCCACGACTGCGTACACTTCGATTGGATGATTAGTCCAGTGTGAACCGCCAATGCCTTTGACGCATTCGACGAGCGGGCCTTCGACAAGCCCGTCTTCGCAAAAGTATGTTTGAGGAATGATGTTGGTTGACATTGCAACTCCTGTTGTTGGTTAAGGGAAAGATAAAACGCACAGTAAACCCACCAGACCCGAGAGCCTGGTAGGAATGCTTTGAGTTTTAGCGAAGGCGCTCAAGCTCGATTGCAGCCTGGCGTTCGTGCCACCCAAGTTGCTGCAGGATTTGCTCCTGTGTGCGCTCGGGTGTGTTGATGTCGACGAGCAGGTCGTTGACCTTGTCGACTGGAACCTTCGCTCCGTTGAGCCAGAGCCAGGGTGACTCTTCGCTCTTTGGAGTCTCGTGGAAGGTACCGAAGGGCCCGGTGACTTTGGATGTCACAGGCTTTTCAGCGGTGAGCTTGACGCCCCAGGTAGCTGAGAAGCAAGGCTCCTGGTGCCACGACTCCTTTTTGCCGATGGAGAATGTGGACTTGCGACGGCGTGGGTTGTCCTTGCGCCATGGTTGCCAGGATGGACGAAGCATCGCGGCGATCTTCCGAGCAGTCTTGAGACTGTCTGTGAAGAAGTGGATGTGCGCTACGTGTTTGTTGTCCGGATCGACGAGGAACCGAGCGATGATCTGGTTGACCTGGCGACCGTCGGCCTTGGTAACCACACCGTGGATGACACCTCGACCGAAGAGGAAGTGCTCAACCTCGGAAGGTTGTAGGCGAACGGGGCGAACCGCGTTGGCTACGAAGCGCTCGAACTTAGCGGAAGAGTTAGTATCTTGAACAGTCATTGTAGACTCCTGAGTTGTTGTTTAAGGAAGGTGACGGTGACCGACCGTCGGCGGGTGCTTGATTGCACGGAAGGGAAAACATCTCTCACCCACTGGCTGAGATGTTTTACCTGCAGGGGAATCATGCTTGCAGTAGGATGCGTTCTGCAAAGCGTTGGAGTTTTGCACCGATCGCTTGGTGTGCGTACCGTGGATCGTTGGGTTGGTAGTACCAGCGAAGTGCTTGGTGATACGTGGTCAACTCATCGGCGATCATGAAAGCTTCGTCGTTGTCAATCAACGCACACTTGTCAATCATGATCGTGATTGCTTCCAAGTATTTGATGGGAACTTCGAACCGTTGCGGAACGTCGTAGTTGTACTCACCAGCCTCTTGTTTCTCGAGCAAGAACTGTACGAGTTGGTTGACCTGGTTGACTGCACGTCGAAGTTGTTTGCAGTCGTCTTGCGCAACCCAGGCATGGTTGACGACGTCTTCGCTGTGCTTGTCCTCGTTGTCGAGTACGTCGTTGGTTGCAGACATGATGTGCGCACACAGTTGGTCCGCGAGTTTGCCGAGTTGCTCGGCGGTGCTGGCTTGGCTTTGGGTTTGAAGTTGAAAGAGCATGATGTTGACCTCCTTGGTCGGGTTGAAGTATTTGTTGGTTTCCGCCAACAGCCGGGTGTTACGCTGTGTCTCACCGTCGAACCTGGCTTTTCGCTGTCAGTGTTCGGATTGGCGTTACACAGTGTAACAGGTTGTGTGTTACGCGATACGGTAGGAAGAACCTGCGGTATCACGAAGTGTAACACTGTAACACGGATATTGTTGATAGGACATACATACGGAGAGAGGGAGTGGGTTAGCGTTAGTTCGTTTGCTCAAAACCCATTGTCGCTCTCGTCACGTAAGTGTATAGTCGATAAACAGTGTTACAGTGTTACACTCTGTAGTAAGGTAAGAAGAACCTTGAATATGCCGTAACACTGAGTGTGTTACGTTGTGTTACAGAGTGTAACGAGAGCCTGATTAGCTGGCAGGCCACCAGTCGAAACCCTGGTTAGACAAGGGTTGTTTCTGTGCACGCGCTTGTTTCACGGTGCGGTCGATCTCGCGGCAAGCTTCTTGGCGCTCGAACTCACGTTGGTCGTCTCCAGCCCAATCAGGGATGAGAGACTGAACAAGATCCTCGTGGTCACCCAGGTCAACCAGGTGACGCACCGGTTTGATGAAAAGGCTGTCTACATCACACAGTCTCGAGAATCGACTGTTGGGATGAGCCTTCATCCGGTTGATGAAGCACTGAGCGGCGAACTCAGTTGGTGCGGTGGCGACCAGGTAGGCCGACCAACCGTCACTGTCGTAGATACCAAACATGTTACCTCCGGTTTGGTTAGAGTTTAATTACTCACAACGTCCATCCGACCGAAGCCGGATGAGCGCGGAAAGGAATCAAACTTAGAGACGGGAAAGTGCTTCACGCTCTTTGATCTCCAGATCAAGTGCGTCACGCAACTTCCAGAGAACGTTGTTGAATGCGTAAGCGCGATCGATATCGTCGTCGCTGTATGCGTGAGACTTGACGTCGAGGGTGATCTCCCACTGATCGTCGCAAGCCTTCTCTTCGATGGCGTCGCGCGCACTTATCAGGCGGTTGATGTCGCGCTCGGATTCGATAGCGTTGATAGCGGAAAGGAGTTTGTCTTCAAGAAAAGCCATGTGGCCTCCTAAGTGGTTGATATTGTGAAGGATTTCACAGAATGCTCATCGGACAGCGAAGCCCGATGAGCATGCAGTGGAATCACTCGGGGGTGTCAAACAGAAGCGTGATTTCAGGATCAACGAGCAGATTGGAGCCAAGCTTCGTTTCTGTGTACAGGTGTACGTGCTTCAGGATTTGTCTCATGAGACCCATCCGTTGCATCTCTTCGTCGCTCAATGGCCGTTCCGATTGTTCCGAGATGCCCTCTCGCTCACGAACGACATAGGCTCGACGATGTTTCGCCTCAAGCTGATTGTGCGCGACACGCGAGTACCTAGCTATCTTCTCAAGCTGGTATCGGTCGCGCTTGGAAGTAGCGTCCAAAGTTCCCAGTTCGTCGATGAATCGACGGAGGAACGCGCAGTCAAGCGACTCTCCGGTGTGCGGGCATCTCATTCGGCACCTCCGATCCACTGATCGAAAGCGGCGAACAGCACGGAGCTGTCTCCGGCGAACAGCGGCTGCTGATGCGGGTGGGTTCTCTGCGGCGTCGGTGCCGCTCTCTCGGCGACGGACTCTGTCTCGGACTGGTCAGCTTGCTGACCGGGCCAGGGACGGAGGCCGCGCTCGTAACGTTGTTTCATTGCGCTCACGGGTATCTCCAATGTAGGGCTCGCCCTCAACACGAGGTTGAGAGCGAGGGGTTGTGGGGTGACCGGGTCCGTCCCGATCACGAGAGTGCAGACGCATAGGGCGCAGATAGACGCAAGGTCCTTGAGCCATTTGGAACAAATGGTTTAGGTGGGTCCGCGAGGTACGAGTGGAAACCCGAAAGGGCCTTGAGGCTAGCCAGAACTATGCGACAAATGGAAGTGATTGGGCCGGGCCTGGTGCACCACGTTCCCTCGATCGATCCTTGTGTTGGGTGTGACCTTCTTTACCCATAAACATTTATATTACCTCCCCCCCACCCAGAAAAAGATGGGTAGATATTACCAGTTAGATAGTTGTGCCGTCCTCCCCCCATAGAACCACCAAGATAGATATGCCGGCCGGTGCTCTAATAAACACGCCGACCATGGGGTGGGGGGGTACACCCTACATTGAACCCCCATGGTACCTTGATGGAGGGACCTTTCCTTTTCCAAATATATTTCTCAAAACACCTTACCACAATGGTATTACCGCCTTGTCACGACGGTTATTGCATGGTAGGTTCATCCCCTGGAGGCATTTATGCAAACAATCGAAGTACCGATCGACGATAAAATCCTCGCGCAACTGGATGAACTGGTGCCCATTATCAGCGAGTCCGAGGCCGTTAGAGAACTTGGCATAGTGGTTTCACGCGAAACTGTTGCTCGCCTGGCGCTTGTTCGCGGTTTAAAGGACCGGTCTCTCGCACCACCACCAGCGGGGGCTCCCACCAAGGTGAGCGCTACCCCCGACTCGCCCCCAAAAGCATCTGCTAAATCTGTTGAGGCAACGCCTGTCGAGGTTGTCGAAGAGGCTGATCTCGATAATGCTGGAATGATTCGGATTCCTGATGGTTGGCATCGCTGGGGTGTGAACGAACGCATCCCTGAATCTCAGTCTGATGTGCATTCTTACTACGATCGTCAGGGTTGGCGTCGTTATTGGGGTCGAGCAGGAGATGAGACCATGGTTTTTTATTGGTCTCCAGACCCCTCACTTCAGGATGTCGTTGCCTACGATGGTGTTGATCACTCAGGCAAAACAATTAAAGTCCAAACAACACCCTATGGACCGGGACATATCGTTCCCCACGGATGGTCAGCATAATGAGCATTGAGATTTCTACCCCCGCAGATATTGTTTCGACTTTAGAAGAATTGAACCCCGAAGCCATTATGTACGATGGGTTTGACGAAGCCCTTGTTGGTATGATTGCTCGTTGTGGTACAGAGCCCATTGCGTTGTATGACCGCGAAAAGTGCCTAAAGTTGTTGGTCGATAAGGGCGCAACTTACGAAGAGGCACTTGATTACTTCTGTTACAACATCGAAGGTTGTTGGGCGGGGCCCCACACTCCCTTTATCGCTTCATTTAACCTTGATCCGGTAGGTGTTCGTTACCCTGTAGAGGACTTTATGCCGATTGAAGGACAGGAATCTGCGGCAGAATACTTTGTCAGTAAATACGTTGGCCCCAAAGGCGAATCTGAAGAGTAGTATTGTCCACTGGACTTGTGAATAGTTTTCCACCAGGGTAATGTGAAACCATGGAAGACGAATCAGAACGTCCTGAACCGACTTTACCGCCTGCTGACGGACTACAATTGGTCCCGCGCACGGTCGTGCCTGCAGGTGAGTCCGAAGTTGTTGCCATGTTGGCAGAGCAAACGCGGTTTTCGGGTAACGAAGAGTTGAAATCAGCCGCAAAGAGTCTGCTGGGGGCCGGGTATACGGTTGCAACCACCGCCCGAAGACTTGGAATTCGCCCCACAACCGTTTGGTCCTGGTCGAAAGAGCCGGAATTTGTCGAAGCCATCGACGATGGGGCCGAAAGACGGCAAAAAGTCTTGGGTGAGGGGCTGCAAGAGGCCGCAGAAGCGGCGTTGAGCGCGCTTTTAGAGGTGGCAACGGACGTAGGTGCGCAGCCACGGGACCGAGTCAAGGCATCTGAGGCCATATTGGACAGATGTGGTATAACTCCACAGTCTGATTCGGCAGAAACGCGGGTAGGCGTTACTGTTGACGTGGACTTCGACGAAAGATTGGCCCGAATCGTAGCTGGTGGCGTAGCATCGGGCGCAAATTAGCCAAATAAGGAAGAATCATGCACGGAATGGGACCGAAACTCATCATTATGGCGAAAAAAGAGGTGCTCGGCGAAGAGATGCCCGATTTTGACGGAGATTCTTTTGTTGAGGCCAAGAAAAAGATGATGATGGGCGATGATGAGGGGGGCCCCAAGGGTGAAGACAAGTACTCGGACGATCCTCGCATGGCAATGAAGGAAATGGCCAAGGAATTGTACAAGGCGTCTAAGCTTCACGCGGGTCAAGCGGATAAGCTGATTGAGATCTGCGAAGAGATGTACGGTAAGGAAAGTGACGAGGATAAATCCGAAGATTCCGACGATGACTCGAAGGATTCCGACGATAAGCCCCACAAGTCCTACGGTGACCACAACCCGTACGGAAGCAGTAAGTCATATTAAGAAAACGCCCGACCAGTGGAGAGGTACTGGCCGGGCGTAAACTTTGTCGGACTGACCTTAAAGGTCTGTTCGATGGTAACTGCTGCTTATGTAGTGTGTCAAACTTTGAGACCTACTATATATCGTGTCACCTACAGTTTGACCCTAAACCTCTCTTCGATCTCGTACTCTTCTTGAAGCAGATTGCAGTGCATTGCTGTGAATCGAGTGTATTGCTTTGTCGTCATGTCTGGTGGTACAGAGTACCCGATTCTGCATATCTCGGGTCTATTTTGATAGATCTCGCAACTTACCGCTGTTTTGCCTTCAGCGTCGATAATAGCTATGCTATGCGCACATGACCCGTCATCGTTGATGGGAAACTCGTATCCCAGGTCTACGCCGTTCGATTCCGCTTCAACTACTACCTCCCCAACTTTACGGCAACATGCACCGCACATGGTGCAGGGGAAATTTTCAAAAGGGTTCTTCATTATGCCTCTTTACGTTTTTGAGTGTAACGCTTGCGACAAGAAGGTGGAAGTACTTCAAAAGTTTGAAGATCTTTGGCCGACATGTTCTGATTGCGACAAGCAGATGAAAAAATCTGTGGCGCTAACGAGCTTTTCTCTTCAGGGCAGTGGTTGGGCTAAAGACAACTATGGACTTAAAAATACAGGTTAGTTATGCTAACTTAGATCGTGGAGGTATTCGTGGTACCGTATATTAGTAAAAGTAAACGTAAGAAGTTTGGTCGAGCAATGATCGGAGGCGGTTTGGGTGCTGCTGCAGGGCTTGGTGGTGCGGCACTTGGGTTGACACCAGTTGGAGCACTTGGTGCGGGCGCTGCTGCTGCGCTGGGCGGCTCTAAAATGTTCGGCAAAGCGCCCCGTGCAGCGATTGCCTCTGGTCTTTTAGGCCGTCGTAAACGCCGAATGAATAAAGGTTAAATTACGTGGCTGATAGAGACGAGTACGAGCGTATGATGCGCGCCGAGCGTCGAGGCACTTCGGCGTTATTCTCGGATGATCCAGACGAATCAATGTTAGCTGGTAGCGGTATTGTGCCCTCAGAGCCCACTGTCGTGTCTGCGGGGGAGCCCAAGGTTCGAATTACTGAAGGTGAGCCGAGAACGGAAGAGGGAGACAGGGCAGAGTTGGATCGCGTGGTTTCGTCTCTTTACGGAAATCGTCCAATCGACAGGGCGATCGATACGGCACAAAATCTTTCATTGATTGATCCGTCGCCACTTTCTGATACTGCGGCTACGGGTCTTGAGTTGGCTCGTGGTGTAATGGATGAGGTTGGTGCTGAAGAGCTTAGCCGCATTGGCTCATTGGGTCTTGCTGCAGCGATGACTCCATACATCGGCACGAAGCAGTTGGGCCTTCTTAAAAGGAACGCGGACACTGCAGCGGCGGCAGAAGCTCGAGACGTGTTGAGAGACTACTCTCGTCGTCTGGATGCGGGTGATATCACAGAGGCCCAGGCTCGCAAAGAGTTGAAGCCAAAACTTCAGCAGCTTGCTGAAGACGCTGCTTATGAGGGGTCTACTCGGATGACTCCGGAGGCGGCTAAAAAGCTTAAACGTTCAAAGCTTACCGAGCAACAACTGAGGGAGCGGGGCGCTCAACAGCGAGCTGACTCTGACGTTCAAGTTTTTACTGACCGCGCAAAAGCAGCACGCACAACATCAAACATTGACCGTGATCTTTATGGCAAGGCAAGTGTTGGTGAGTTTGCGGGTGGTCAGGGTACGTTTGTTTCTGGTGGCCGCGCTCGCGATCTGGGTGAAGAGAAACGGCTGCGCGGCTCGATGCAAGATCCGGCTAATCCCTATGGATCTGAGCGACTGCCTACGGGCCCTGGAAGCGTAGTCCGTGTTCGCGGTCAGACAATGTATGCTCGTCCTGGAGCCTCGATGGAGCTTGAGGCACTTAGAAAGCAGCACCGGGCAAAGCCTGCTCGTGATCGTGGACCGGAGCCCACGCCAGCAGACATTCCAGATTATTACGTCACACCTCAAAAGTATAAAGAGATTACGAAGAGTGGTGGTGACACGTCAACGATTGACGCTCTTCGTGAGCGCCGTACTGCGACTCGACGACGTATTGACTCGTCTGTCGCGAAACAAGAAGCGGCAAAACGGGCAGCTAAGCCTACAGGGTTCAACGAAATAGAGACTGATTTCTTGTTGAGTGTTCCTAAAGATCAGTACGATCAGGCACGCAAGGTTCTTGAGGAAACAAATCGTAGGGGCGGCAGGGTTGTTCGGGACGGTAAGGGTGGATTCAGATTCGAGAGTGGTCCACCAACAGTGGCTAAACCCAAGCCCGCAGAAGCTCCGAAGCCTGAACCAAAGCCTACGACTACACGCACACGAAAGAGCGCTAAGACTGTAGAGCCTCCCAAGGATTTACCCAAACTTAAAAAGAAGTGATATAGTAGTGCCACGCAATTATGCGCTTTGAAAAAACCCCTTCGAGGGGATGAATACCCCTTCGAGGGGCTGGAGAAAAAATGGCTGGAGTAAGGTTTGATCAAAATCAAATTCGTCCTGGTGTATCTAAGTGTCGCGCTTCTGCGACCGTTGTAAAGGTCATGGAGACTGTTGCCGAAGGCGATATTCTTGTTGCTACTGGATATGATGCCGACAGCGGTGTTGTTGAGGTTTCTTTGGCTTCTGGAGCGACAACACTAAAGAGCGTCGGAATGATGTATGTGGCTGATTTTGCAGTCACAGTTACCGGTACAAAGTATGTGACTACAGCCGTCGCACTTGAGTGGAAGAGGATTACGGCAGCGACGTACACTACAGCCGTTCTTGACACATCAGGTGCTGCTGTTGGTGACGCTGTTTATCTTTCGCGCACCGTAGCTGGCAAGCTCTTTACTATCGGGTCGTACCCTGGGGCAATCGCATCAGGTGCAACGCACAAGGCGATTCTTGTCGTCGGTCGTGTTCTCAAGTCGCACGCGACCGAAGGTGTCATTATGCTGGCTCCGTCTACCATGTCTCGTAGTGGCCTGATTATGGGTAAGGTTACCCTTAGCGGTAGCACTCCAAGCACGGTTATCGGTTTAGGTGCTGAGCTTGATGGTGCCGCAGTTTTGCTCACCGCTGATGGAACTACTGCTGCGACTACATTTGCCGGAGCAATTCAGTCCGGCATACTGAGTATTTCTCACCCAACGTCGTCTGACGACTGCACTTACATGATTATTGGATAGGAGTTTAAAATGGCTGGAGTTAGAATTAAGGGTGCCCAGATTAAGAAGGGTTCGACAAAAGCGTCTCAAAACGCAATAACCGTACATTGTGCAGAGGATGTCGCGGAAGGTGATATTCTTTGTGTGACTGGTATGAGTAGCGGTTTCATGTCCGTTTCTTTGGCTGATCATAATGCTGACCCCCCTCAGTTGGGTCCGTATTACGTGGCTGATTTTGCTGCTTCATCCGGATATATTGGACCTGTCGCGGTTGACGAAAAGATTGTCACGACGCAGACGAATGCCTTAACTAGATCAATCGGTTCCGAGGTGAGTCTGTCTAGCGTTGCCGGGAAGTTTCTTTTCAGCAACTGCGGGTCCTCTGCAAAGTCCTCGGGATCGGCGGCAGAGCGTTTTGGGCCTGGAGTTGGGCGCATTATTGCTCTTGGTGATGCGGATAACGGTAAGGTTTTGTTGCGTCCTGGGAGACTAAATAACTGCTTTATCTCGGCGATTACTGCAAGTTCGGGCACAACCCTTACAGCCACTTTTCCCAACAATACCTCGTATAACAATTCTATTGTGTTTACTGAATTTAGTGACAATCCCGATAATCGTACCGTTTTGAGCGCAAAGATTGCTAGTGGTACGTTGACGATTACGCTGAGTGGTTCGATGAGCAGTACCACTGTAGTCAGATACATGTTGATCACCTGATCAGCTTAGGCAAAAGAAAACCCCCGATAGCTTAGGCCGTCGGGGGTTTTTTATTTATGCGTTGCGTAGGACGTCGGCTTCGCGCTGACCTTCTCGCTTCAAAGACTGCATCATTTCTTCGAACGTTTGAGGGTTCCCACCCTCTGTAGCCGCTGCTGTGTCGGGCTTCATGTTCATAAGCTTCATGCCTTCTGGGACCGGTTCTGGCTCAGGCTCAGGCTCCGGTTCTGGGGCGGTTTCTTGCGGGTGCAGAGCGCGCACCATTTTGATTGCCTTGTCGATCTCCGCACCAGCTTTCCACGCCATCAGGAAGTCTTCGAATGCTTCGTCATTCTCGTAGATATCAGAAGCTGATTCCAGCAAGTACTGTTCGATGTTGTCTACTTCTTGCTCAGTTACAGACTCTTCAAATGCTTCGATTTGTTTTTGAAGCTCGTTATGTTGCTGAATCGCTTGATCTCGTGCATTTACAGCCTCTTCAAGATCGGAACCAAAAGACTTCTTTACCTTTTCGTGTTCCATCTCAGCGCGCTCTCGAAGCGTTTCGAGCGCAGATTTGTGTGCCACCTTGAGGTTATCGATTTCTTTTTGTTTCTCGATGAGCGGGTCGACGTCGCCGTGAAGCCACTGCATGACTTTACGCTCTTGTGCGCGTGCGGCATCCAACACCTTGTCAGCTTCGCGTCGTTGTTTAGACAACTCGTCAAACTTTTTCTGATAGCCTCGAGCCCAGTTCTGATACTTGGTTTCGAATCCGCGAGACATAGAATCTCGCATGTTTTCATCAAGATCATTGAACCACTGTTCCTGGCGCAAGCTTTCAAGCTCTCCGTTCCAGTCAAAAACCTCCGGTGCAGCCTCGAAAGACTCCCCTTCAGACTGAGCCTCTACGGGCTCTGCGCTGGTTGCGGGCGAGTCTGAAGCCTCAGATGACTCTGCTACTTCAGGTTGTTCGCCTTCTACGGCCTCATTGTCTTCATCCCACATATTACATACCTTCTGGCGGCATCATTTCGCCAGGGGGCATTTGACCACCCATATCTGGCATTGGAGCCTCTGCAGGGGGTGCACCCATAGCGCCGCCTTCGCCACGAGCCGCAACCATCTCAATCTGCATTAGAACATCGAAATCTGTTGCAATCATATCGGAAAGCTCTTGGGGAGTCTTTCCAGCAAGGTTTGGGATTTGTTGTGCTGCATCGTACAACTCCTGTGCCCGCTCTTCGGTAGCACCCAAAGTTTCCATGAGAGGATTGAGATCAATACCCTCTGTGGCTTCAGCCATTGCAGCTTCTCCCATTTGCTCTTCCATCGCACCTTCTTGTGCCATGTCAGCGCCCTCTGCCGCCATTCCAGGCTCACCCTCGGGTGCACCCATTTCGGTGTCGGCTTGATCAAGTAGACGCTTAACTTCGTCCATCTTTTGTTGTTCGTTTTCGGGCATTGGTTGCTCTTGAGCCATGGGACTATCCTATTACATGTTGGTAACATTACCAGTGGGGTTATGAATTTTGTTCGGTGAATTCCTGAAACAAATCCGGTCTCATAAGTTCGAAGGCTGACTTTACACCAATCGAACGAATAAATTTATTTGGGACACTAATTTGCTCTCCGGTAACAGTATCTCGGATTACCTTTGCGTCCCTGATGGTGTCGTCTTTTACTTCTTTGAGTTGTCGTTCTTGCATGTCAGCCATGTGGCCCGCGTACTCTACAAGCTCAATATCTGACAGCAATGATTTGATGCTTGGGTCGGGCATTATTTGTTTCCTACAAGTTCTGCGGGGCTACGTTTGTCGGGTCGACCCTCAGAAGCGAGGCGCTTTTTGTGCGTTGACACTTCTTTGAGAATCTTGTCATTCAAGCCCTTAGACTTCTTTCGCTTCCAACTCTCATGTCGGATTGTGTCCAGCCTATCAGCCTTTTGTGCTGCATTCTCACCCTCAATGTGAACCCTCTTGCCGGGGAATCGTTCTTGAATTGTAGACATGCAACGGTCGTAATCTTCTTTGGTTTCTGCCTTTCCGAGTACGCCAAAGTCTACTGCGGCGAATGATCCTGGTCCTTGACCGTGGATTGCAAAGCTGAACCCACGAAAACTCATCTTGCGTTCGCTGCCGCATTTCGGACAATCATCGGGTCCATCGGCACGCTTGTACATAGCTTCGTGCTCGAAGTAATCGCAGCCCGTACACTCTACGTTGTTGATTATGTAGCTCATAGTGTCACCTCTTTGCTCTTGCCACGCATGTAGTCTCCATCTTCGCCTGTAGGTACAAAGAAAACTGCACCGTCGTCATACGTTTCTTTCGAGTACGGGATGCCGTCGATCTCCACACCATCTTCGGTATATGGCTGTTGGTTTTCGTATTTTTGCCCGTACTGTCTTGCAGCCGCATCAAATGACGCTTCACGAAGCTCGTCTGGGCTCATATCTTCGGCCCCAGGTATGTATTCACTGTAGATTTCAGTGTTCGTGTCAACAGCACTCGTGCCCTTGGTGGGGGTAATGCTAATCCCTTGTTCGTCCAAGAACTTTTTCATTTGATCCATTGTGTGTTTGGCACTTGCTCCGTAGTTTGTCGTCGTCAACATCGCTGCGGTCTTTGGATCAACATCCATTTTATCGGCTGCATCAAACACAGATTCTAATGGTGACTTTGCTTGAACGGGCGGTGATTTCTTTTTCGTGGGAGGCTTGTAGCCAGGTCTTCCACCCAAAGGAATGACGTACTCATCCCCGTAGTCAGGAATAATTTGAATCCCTTTTCCGGTGATTGCCGTGACCTCACCCTCTGGAAGCGAGTCACCGACACGAATTTTGCGCATGGATGGATCCGATGCTGGTGACCCGTATGTTTGTGCCGATTCAATCAAAGCAAACTGGTCGTCAATGTTTCCACCTTTAGGGTCGACAGACATCACACGGTATGCGGGCTTAGGCTCGTCCAGAGCTTGTGTCGTTGACTTACGAAGTCCGAGCATTTTTTCGTCCAGCTCACTCATTTTTTGCTCTTCGAAGAGTGTTCAGCCGTTTGTTTCTTGGGCTTCATAATTTTCTTTTTAGTCTTGGCGATTGACCTAATTGCAGCCCTCTTGTGTCCAGGACCGTAATCTTTTCGGGGTTTATACGTTGTTTTGTCTTTCATCGTTTTTTCCCTTTATGCAAACCATGCTTTGCGTGTTGTTTACCTGCTCTTGTCGCCGCTCGTTTTTTTCTGGTAGCAGCAGCAATTTTTTCTCTACTTGTAGACTTAAAAGTGGCCGACGGAGCGTAAACTTCTCCCGTGGCGTCTTTGCCCTGGACGCTTGGCTTGCCAGATTTGGTACGCCATTTTTGTTTTGTCCAAGTCTTGAGCGACTTCTGTGTCTCTTTGAGGGACATTAGTTTTTGTAACCCCCACCCTTTGCTTTGTATCGCTTGGCCAGCATTTGAGCTTTACGTGCGGACCACTGACCTGGCCTGCCGCCCTTGCCGCCAGCCTTAATCCTTGCGAACATGCGTTTACGCATCCCTGGCTTAGTGTAGTTGCCCGCTTCGTTTACACGACTTTTAGTTTTTTTCTTGGCCATTATGCCGCCCTACCAGCCCAGATGATGCATACTCGCTGAGAAGCACATTTGAAGTCAAGCGCTGAGCAATATCCCAATTCACCTGCTTCTACAGCTTGTTCAGGGTCACCATCTTCGCCGATACCCATTTCAATGCATTCTTTCATGCTGTCTGACGTATCGAAAAAGCTACAGTTTCCGCAGCGCATCGACATCACATTTTCTACCGTATCGTTAAACCTGTCAGCGTAGCGTTGCCAGAACTCATCATTTCCACCCTCGGCATCAAGACCTGGATTCGCCGGGCCATACTCTTTTGTGTCGAGTGCGTTTTGTCGATTTTCAAGATTCAGTTCAACGTCCTGAGTTGCGGCTGGACATGCATCGGCTTTTTGCGCGCCCTGACGCATCTCATCCATCATTTCTTGGAAGGTAGCCATTACCACTTCACCTTGTCGGCCCAATAAGCAGCACTCATCTTGCCCTTAGCGATGTTCTTACGATGACGAGATTTAAAGCTCTTGCGCTTTTTCCTCATTCGATCGCCTTCACCCTTCTTTGGTTTGCCTGCGGTGCTGGCACCTTGTTCACCGAATCGAATTAGTTTTAGTTGGCTACCCTCTTGCGCGAGCACGATGTGGCTTTTCGTTGGGTGATCAGGTGTTCGCTTTGACTGGTTAGCGCCCTCGAGCCTATGTTTTTTTAGCAGGCTCGTTTTACGAATCTTATCGCGCTTGGACAAGGCCATTACGCCTCTCCTTCGGGGGCAGGCATACCGCCGATCTCAACACCTGACTGCTCGCTGATTTGCGCCCTTAGAGCTTCCGCCTCTTCAGGGGGCAATTGTGCCATCAGTTGCTGCAGTTGGGCCATCTTCTGTGCCTCAAGATACGCCTCACCGCCAGCCGCACCCCCAAGGCTTGCAGGGGCCTGTCCTTGTGCAGCTTGAGCTTGTGCCGCCATTTGCTCCTGCTGCATGGCTTCAAGTTCGGCCTGGGGAATAACAATTCTGCGAGATAGACCCAAACCGGAAATAATTTCTTCTGTGAGTTTTCTCATGTCCACATTCGGGTTTTCTGCCAAGAATGGAATCATTTGCAGCAAGCTTTCGATCATTACGCTCGGGTTCTTGCGGATGGGGTTGTAAGACACCATCTCGAAATCAACCTCAATGTCACGAAGGTCTTTGTGTGCGAGTTGGGCCCAACGACGATCGCCCGCGACACGAATTAGTCTTGGCTCGCGCATGTACTTTTTGCTTAGGTAGAAGGCTTTTCGTGCGACGTCTTCGATGGCGTCGTTGAGATGTCCTTCTCGGGTGGCAAGCCTTGTGCGCATTTGTGCGTCGATGATCGCCATTTCCGTGGCGGTTCGAGCACCCACAACCTGTCCTCGGGCGGCTTCAGCAAGTGCTGAAATAAAAGCAGCATCATCTTCCTGGCGGGCAACGAACTCTTGTACGCCCTGCGGGTTTTGAGGTTGAGGCATTTCGTAGAAAATTGTTCCCAGACTACGGAGACTTTCGCTGTTTGACGGATTGATACCCACGAAAGATCCGGCACTTGCCTCAACAGCTTTGTTCAAATCCTCTTCTGTAATCCGACCAGAATCGTACAAAATTCTCGGAATCTGAAGGTAAGTGATTTGCTTCATGTGAGTCAGCAAGTCATTGATGGTCTCTTGTTGTTTGAGAACCAACTGAACCTCGCTAAGCCCCAAACAGTCAATGCCTGATTGATTGAGGCTAAACATCGAATACGGGATGTAATCAATCTTGTCTTCGAATACGACAGCGTCTGCTTGTTTGATGTAGTGTTGAATGATCCCACGTTCACGATCGTAGTACTCGTAAACAGTTACCCACTTAAATGCATCGCGCACTTGCTGTGTATCGCTTTGCTGATTTTGATCCATTAACCATTTCGGAAACCGATCTGGCTCTACGTCTTTGACTAATTCAGCTTTGTACAGTCCAGAGCGAACACGATCCTTAAATTCCGCGAAAGAGATAACGGTGGCTTCAATCCAGTATCGGATGTCATCTGGATCGCGTGCTGTGAGGTCAAAGAACAAGCTTGATGGGTTTACAGCACGGACAATCGGTAGATCTCGATCTGCGTCCCAACCAGTTTTAAACACGCCACGTTTACACAAAACAGCGTCAATCAAAGCCGTTGCAGCTTTGCGGCGAAATCGATTGGTTCGAAAGATGTACTCAAGCAATCCAGACACAGATCCCGCAGAGTCTTGTGACTTGGGTGTTCGTGCGATTGCCGCGACTGTCGGGTTTGGTCCCAGCAGAGCGCTTACGGCTGTATCTGCGATTGCGTAGATCAGGTTTTTCGAGCACAGAAACGAGTGATTCCTGCTTGAGTCCAAATCGCTATCAGAACTAGTAAAGAAGTCACCTCGATAAAATCGACGTGCTTTATCGAATTGTTTTTTCTCTGACCGCTTGTAGAAGTCTAGGTGACGGTCGATAAGTTTTGATAGCTGTGAAGACATAACTACGCCTTTTCAATTTGTTCGAGCGCCTCTTTTCTACGCTTGGAGTCATCTGCTCGAGCAAGACTTTTAGCACCTTGAATAATATCTAGAACACTTCCGGCACCACCAGCAAGTTTTTTCAGTCCTGGGATAATGCCTAGTTTCTTCGGCCCCAGATCTGATGATCTATCTTTGATTCGATAGTCAGGGTTGTTGCCGGTAAGTTCTGCGTATTCTTTATCTGAAAGATCCGATGCCATGATTACTCCACAAGTTTTTGGGTGTCTGGTTTCATTGTGCCGTCTTCGTTGTAAGTAGATCGGAGAAGTGCTGACGCGTTAAAAGCTTTCTGGAATTGCTCGAGAGCCTCCCCCTCAAGCGGCTTGCCCGTCAAGCTGATTACTTCAGACTTTTCCGTTTCTTCTGACATGCGAAACCCTACTTTTTGTCTTTCATGTTTTTGAAGTCAGGTTTCTCGTTTGGGTCGCCTGGCAAAGTTTTCTTTTGCATCTTTTCGCCGGGCTTACCGGGAAGCTTTTTGAACGGATCGTCGCTTTCTCGGGCTCGCTTCATTCGCTCCATCATTTCAGCTTCTTTTTCGGCACTTGGCTTTTTGCCCTGATCTTCCTTCAATGCTCGAAGCAAGGCAGACTTTTCTTCGACGTCAGCTTTCTTTGCCGCCGCCTTTGCCTTATCCATTTCAGATGCGTCATCAGGCAACTTTTCGTTTGGCTTGAATCGACTTACTGGTTTGTAGTCTTCTTTTTGTGCGCGAGAGGATTTCTTTCCAGGCATTGTTATCTCCAATTTACGGAAGCAGGTTTAAACGGTGATTTTGCAGTTTGTCTTTTTTGGCGCTTAACATCGTCAAGCTGCCTGATTGTAACTTGTCCAGCAATATATGTGGGTTCAGTTTGTTTTGCACCTGTTTGAAAGTTTCGTTTCGTTAAGATGTCTGCTGCCATGACAGCGGTTCTTGCGCGGTCAAAGTGATGAAGGATGCCGTCTTCTCCTTTGACACGCTTTTTAGTCGATCCATCATAGTTTAGTAGCTGATGCAGGGTTCCCCTGCTTTGAATGACCAGGTCGCGCTCGCGGAGCATTTGGACAAGACGAGCTTCGGATTCCTTGATTCTTTTCTGCGTTGCGTACCAACCTGGATGGTTGCGATCAGTCCAAAGAAGGTTTCGAGTATTCTGATCTTTTAGTATTGCAATACACGCTGTGGCGTTTGATTCGACTGCCAGGAGTGCCTGATTGTAGCGGGCTTGAATTTGTTTGAGGCGCTGCGCAAATCTGTCTGGAGTTTCTCGGTCTTCCCAGAACGCTATTTCTTTCCATTCAACAGCATCCCAAACTGTAAGCGCGGATTTATCGCCAGTGCTACCGAATCCTGCGGGGTCGGCTGTAATTAAATATTGTCGTCCTGGCTGTGGAGGCTCGAACTCATGCGATCCCCAGTATGAAAGCTCGGGGTCGGCTTTTGCTTCTGCGAGCCAAGGCTTGAGCACATCGGCAGGCATTACTGGGTTCGTTGTTCCCAACCACCCATCGTACGGGTCTGACGGGTATTTGCATGAAAACAAACGTGTGTCACCGACAAACTCCGTGTTCAATCCTCGGCGACGAAATGCGAGATTGTGCATACTCATGCCGGAGTGACGTTTCATGTATTCGATTTCAGTTGCTGTAGGTTGATAGTTATCAACCATTTCTCGACAACTATCGTCTTCCCACCACTCCAAAAACAATGGCGTAAATCGACTGGTACCCTCGAGTGCAGAACGCCACATCTGTTCGTGATGAGATCCTGCTCGACCGGGCGTAGACTCCAAAATTACTTTTGCGTTGGGTCTTTTGTTTACTGTCGGGAAAATGTTAATCGCGGCTTTGCGTTGCCATTGTGCTTCACCAAACTCAGTAATGACGAGTCGGTCGATTGATCGACCAATTGCAGGACTACGCCCGCCAGCGGTAAGAACCTTTATGCCGCCACCATGGATGAATTGCATTTGCGTAGCGCCCGCTTTTTTGCCAGGAGCAAGAGGCATACGAACATCAGCAGGCAAACGGTTGTAAGCAAATAAAATGCGCTCGAAAATATCTTCAGCCGTGTCTTGTCGCTCAGCAATCAGCAAGCCTTTGACGCCGCTAAGGTACATGCAGTCGCGCAACAAAAGCATAACTGACACAGTGGTAATCTTTGCTTGCCGGAATTTGTTTACCATCAACCAACGATTCTCGTCGTAGGCTTTCAGCAGTTTCTTTTGCGTATGTGTAGGCTCCATGTAACCTGTAGACTCGTCTTCTCGGACAATCTGACACATTGAGACAAATGCATCGGGCGTCGAAAAAAGTGCTCGAATCTTGCCTTGGTGTAAGCCAGGGGCATCTGCAAATTCAGCACCGCCAATTTTTTCGGTTTCTTTCTTTTCTGTGTTAGCCATGTGGAAAGTTTATCACGTAAACACTTTTGCGCCGAAAGTGTTGCACTTTTATTTGTAATCATGTAAACCTAAATCACGCACCTAATTTGCGGTCGGGTAGCCGATAGGTCCGATTTAACGCACCAGGCAGGCGTGAAACTCGTTTAAATCCTGTAACACTTTATGTGAGAACAAAATGACTATCAGTACTGAACTACTGAATACTACGTTCGCCGATCTTCGCGGACCTCTGGTAAACTCGTTTGTTCGTAGCAATGAACTGTTCGAGGCACTTAACTCGAAAGCACGTATGCCAATGGAAGGCGGAACCAAGATTGAGCGTTCCTTTTCCGGTGGTGCACCTGCTCGTGGTGTTGGTGTCTACGTCGGTGATGAGCTACTGAACATGACCCGTCGTCAACAAATCCGGAAGTTTGAGGTTGAGCCTCATCGTCTGGTTATGGCGATTAACATTCCCAAGCGTGAGCTTGCGCAAAACTCTGGAAAGCTGGCGATTATTCGTCTGATTGAAGAGTATCCGCAAACCGCAATGGAAGCTGCTAAGGCTGACTTGAACAAGTACCTTCTTACAGGTGCGAGTCGCGGTCTTGCTTTCAACACATCTGAGCTTCAAGGCTTTTTGACCCTTAACGGTCAGTTTGCTTCGGGTATTGGAACTGGCGTTCTTAACGGAATGCTGGACTTCATTACTCCTGCATCCCAAGCTGATGTTGTTCAAGGCGTCAAGAAGAGCAACAGCTACTTCCACTTCAACCAATTCAATGACATTTCGTCTTTTGTTGCTGATGGTATGACTCAGCTTCGTAAGACTTATCGTCAGTGCGCCCACTATGCGGGTGGAATTGGTAAGGGTCCAGACATGATCTTCATGGATGATGACACCTACACCAACTTCGAAGACCAACGAAGTGAAAACGTTCGCGTAACTCTCGTCGACGACAAGATTGACAAGTCCAACACCATGGCTCTGAACCTTGGTTTGGCCTCTGTTACTTCGTCCATTGATCTGGATCGCTCCAGCTTCACTGGTGTCGCAGCAGACGGTGTTACTTACATGCTCAACACGGACTACATCGAGTTCCCAATGCTTGAAGCCCCGAATGTATCGGAGTTCAAGGAGCGGGTTGGCGATCAAGACGTGGTGACAGCAATCTTCGCAATGCAAGGCAACATCATCTGCACCAAGCTTCCGGCGCAGGGTTGTGTGTCTGGCGGTGCGGTCTAAGGAGGTACATCATGGCTGGATCATTTACTACAGGTGGTGACGTCGTTGCTGGCGTTGACGCTCAACCAGGCTATTCGCAGACCTACACATCGGAGCAGTACTCTTTGGGTACTCGACGTGTGCAGTCGGCTGACGAAGTAGAGTCGGGTCTTACGACCTCCACACCAGCAGGCACAGGTCTGACTGGTGAAGAGAAAGGGAAGGGTAATTCTGGTGTAGACCGGGATAAGAACTTCGCTCTCTTGGTCGGAGATCGTCACTGGGTGTTTATTAAGGCTGCTATTGCGATCAACAAGGGTGACGTTGTTGAGCGAGATGCTGCAAGACCCTTTACGGGTCGTCCCAATGACAGCAATGCCATTCTCAAGCCCAAGCTTATTGGTGTGGCTGATAACGACATTGCCGCCAACTCATTTGGTTGGGTTATCACGAAAGGTTGCGCCGTTGTCCGTACGGACGCAAGCGGTGGCGCTAAGTCAGTTGCGGCTAACGCCCTGATTGACACCGACGGCGGTGCTGGCGCGGGTGAGGTCAACCTTGCCGCTGGATCAGACTTGTCTGTTATCGGCGTTACGCTCGAGGCTGCTGACACCACGTTGGCTGACTTTGCTCAGTGCTACATCGATATTTCGTAGCATCTGACTACGTGATACACTTGGGGGGCGTAGCTTTCGGGTTGCGCCCCCCTCGTTTTTTGGAGGTTCTGTGAACGTTTCTCTCGCGATGTTGAAACGGCAATTGTATGCCATGAGATCTTGGGATTCATCGGGTGTCACCCAAGACAATCGAATTACTCAAGCGTTGAATGCTGCGCTCGTTCGTATGGCGAGTGACGTTCCGCAAGCGCTGGTTCCTGGTGAGGAACACATTGTTTTGTATCCTGATGTTGTCAGTACTGATGATGCCGTGAAGGCGCGAGTAATTACGTATGACAACGATAAACGACTCTTGCAGTTTGTGGATACCGCAGGCACCCCAATCGCAGAAGATGGCAGTCTTACTACGTGGAGACCAGTCGTAACTGGTGAGTGGGACGGCCTTATGCACATTGAGATTACTGATGCGTCAGGTGTGGTTCATCGCCGGCAGTGTCTCGAGTGGTTTATTGAGACCGGTACAACGGGCGATAATCCAGGAACGCCGTTTACCAATTACGCAGTGACTCTTGATCGTCCATATCCAGACCTTATCACTATAGGCGGCAACGCTGGCGGTAGCTCGCTTGAGTTTCGAATTCACCAACCAGAATTTTTTGTCGACGCTCAAGTAATGGAAGTGATGGAGCCGGCAAGAATCTTTGACGGAACACGCCAGCAGGTCTGGAAAATCGACACAGCCGGCGCAAGTCGTCAGGATATGGTGGACTTTCAAGGTAACTCCACAGGTCGACCTTATCGGTGTTGGCGAGGTCGTCATTTCAAACTGGCGGCACCTACAGAAGCACCTTTTATCCTTGAAGCTAACGCAAAAGATACTGTCACAGTACAGCGTGAACTTAGTCGTGAAGTAGGGGATAACGGAGAGGGTAAGATAGTTGAGACTATCACCGAGACGGTTACCCCAGGCGTTTTGGCTGCTGCGTATAAGTGGGCTGATGATAAAGGCTTGCGTCGGGGAAAATGGGGGATTTGTTACACGTATGTGTTGGGCAGACGCGATGAAGAGTGGGAGCAGTCGCCTTCAATTACCCCTGGAGGGGATACAGATCAAGACAGCTCATTTGGTTTGACGTGGGCGTATAAAAAGGGATCTGTTCTTACCGGAGAGAATCAGTTTTCCGGAATCAATGATCCTTTGTTCGAAAGCGCTCCGTCTCCGATTGCCATTATCGACCAAAAAGATTCGGGTGATCCGGGAGCATTGATTATCTCGGCAACAAATATTGATGCGATGTTGGGTTTCGGAGACCCTTCGTATAAACGATATGGTCGATCTGGTATGCGGATTCGTTACTATGTAGCTCATTTAGAAGCAAATGAACGGGGTGCGGGCACGTTCAATGCGGTTGAAACGAACCGGCGATTTTATTTGCTTTGTGAGGTTGAGCCTACTTACGACATGGCGACCACACTTGAGTCTGCGGGAACCCCTTTAGCTTCGTCGATTTCGGCTCTTAGTGAGGCCGATAAGCCCTCGGCGCGTATTATTTGGACCGGCAAAGAGTTGTACGACTACCATCGACCTTTGCACCACAGCACGGGGTATTACGCGTGGAAAGTGTTTCCTCACCAGGATGCACGCTACGAATTAGATTTTCGTGTGTCTCGAACACCTCGACGGTTGCTCGATGACGCCGATACCGCAGAGGTTCATCCGGAAGCAGTACCGACATTGATTGAGCTTGCGCTGTATTACGTTAGCCTCGTAGATGGGAATGATCAGATGAGCGCTCAAGCTCATCTCGAAAGGTACCTCAATCTGGTACGTGTTTTTCGAGATCGATACGGTAATCCTGGAGGAATTGTCGAACCGGTATCAATTTTGGGTTATTCTCACAGGCACCGTTACGGTACATTTAGTTCTTCGGAATAATCATTAAGAGGTATACATGAGTAAGAAATTCTATCCAACTTTGACCGCTATCCCCCGACTGAGCGTCGGCGACAAGATGTTTCGTAAGACACTGATCAACCAGTATGAAGAAGCCATGGTGGTAAGTGTCTTGGCAAACTCAGAGGATTCACCTATTTGGACTGTCACGTTGATGACCAAGAATGGGGTTGAGTTTGTGAGTGGTGCTGTTGAGCATCGGTCTGTGCACGACTGGATGCCTGTCGGATGGGTTTTTGATGAAGATCAAGTTGGTTGGGTTCCACCCCAAGAAATTCTTCGTAGTGATGACGATGACACTGTGATTGAAGATCCTGCCGAGGCTGAACGTTTCGAAACCGAATCAATTTTCAACATTCCGGCACCTTGGGCGGAAGAAAAATACATGTCGTGGCGCTCACGAGTACTTAAATCTCAACCTTCTTTGAAGGGAACGGACAACATTTATGATAAGTTGTCTAAAGCCTGGAAGCAGAAGACGTATGAGATTACTGTTTAGTTGAGGTGATTTTGTGGGCGGTCCTACGGAGCAAAGCACTAATACGGTCTTTATCCCTCCTGGGGAGGGTAGACAGACTTTTTCTCCGCAGCCGCTTGCGTGGCTTGTTGAAAATTTAGAAATCGGCCCCGACGAAATTCTTCAGAGTGTCGTTGGGCCGTCGATTTTACGAATTAGGGCTCAAGCATATAGAACGTTAACCAGCTACGATGGCGATGAGCTTGATCTTGACGGCCTTGATGCTCAGTGGCCAGCGTTTATTCCTAGATATGCTTACAAATCAGGTGAGCCGTTCAGCATTTTTTCTGCGGCACTTCTGAATGGTTCGGCTCAAATGTTGTTGTACCGAATCGGGCCCCGACTTTATTCGTTCAACGGCGGCATGGACGACCCTGATGAGGTTTTGATTGATGGGTTAGCTGTGTCGGCAGACTCTAAATTTATCGATCAGTACGTTATTGTGAATGACAAAATCATTTACTTTAACGGTGTGGACCAACCGCAGATGATTACCTACGAGGGGCAGGTCACACCCCTGGGGTTTGACAAAAGAGCAGCGGCTCTTGCGGTATCATCGCCAAGCCAACCTGATTTTGATGACGTACCTAACTACTATCCAAATGCGATGGGGTACTCTTGGCAAGGTCGTATTGGCACGCCAGGAGACGAGCTGACTGGGCAAAGAGCGTCGTTGCTCAAAGGTGCCTGGTATTACTATATTCAGTACGAGGACATTCATGGAAACTTGTCTGAGTTTTCGCCGCCCAGCGATCCTGCGACGATTCACACCAATCAAGCAGACCCGTATTTTGTACCCGCATTGAAACCGCCTGATTTTGCCGGCGGTATTGCAGGGATACTTGCTCGGGGCCGAGCAATGACGAAAAAAACAATTCCCACAGGCGTTGAGATTGACGACCTAACACGACGATTTCTGGTTAAGTCTTCGGGCGATCTACCTAAGCACGCAGTGGCCACAAGAATTTTTCGGACGGCCGATACCAACCACAAAGACCAGACACCAAAGTTTGTTGCTCGCGTTCCTGGATCTCGCCAGTTTTATTTCGACGACAACAACGCCGACAGCGATTTGGGTATGGAGTGGACCCCGACTATTTCGGTGCCGGTCTTCCGCGTTGCCTGCGCGCACCAAGGTAGGCTTGTGGTTGGGAACGTTCCTGGTGCCCCAGGCATTGTAAGGCAGTCACAGCCGGGGTTTCCCGGCACGTTTGAGGCAGACGACTACATCTTTCCTGACAGCCAAGGTGCTGAGATTACGGCCTTGGCGTCGAGTAACGGTAGCTTGATTGCCTTTACAGAGACGGCGACGTATTTGATTAGTGATGATTTCACGATATCTAAGCCGCTGGCGTCAGGAATCGGATGTGTTTCTCAGAAGTCAATTCAATCTATGCGAGATGGCAGTTTGGTTTGGCTGGCGTCTGATGGGTTCTACTGTTTGAAGCTAGACGGTTCGCTGGCAAAAATATCAAAGCCGATCAATAAGATTTTCGATCGCGAGCTTAATGAAAGCCAATTCTATCGTGCCGTGTCTGTGATTGATCATGAAACCGGTGAGTATCGTTGTGCTGTTGCGGAGAGAGGTCATCGACGAAACACCTTGATTTTGTGTTTTGATGGTGTGTATTGGCGCAGGCAGACGTTAGGTATTGAGATTGCTGACTTGTGTTCTGTTCGCGACCACACTCACCTGACGCTGGCCGTCGGTAGCGACCCTAGAGAGCAGGGGCTTGGTTCAATTGGTAAGACTGATAAGGGCCAAACTTTTCGCGGGTACCTTAATTTGTCTCGTGTTTTTGTCTTGAATCATCAAACCACAGATTATTTTGGGCCCCCCAGGAGAATCAGATATCGATCCGCTTGGCTTAGGTCTAGTGATTTTGGTTTGGTTCCAACTAACGTTCGCAGTCTTTATGTAGGTTTATTGGATGCTTGGGTTGGTAATGCGACTGTTCGTCTGTTTCGAAATGGTTCGTGGAAACCGATTGCAGAGATGAAAGATCTGTTGCTTCACGGTCCAGATGACGGATCTGATCTAATTGATGATGTTGCAGGAGATGCGGTTGTTGGTTCTTCGAGCACTCGAGACAGTCGAGTTTTTTGGCGGCATATTCCTGTAGATATTAGAAACGCCAATTCGTGGGCGTTTGAAATTGAATTAATTGGAAGTCCCGCCCCAAAATTTGAACCAATCGAGGATGAAAAAAATAAACTTGAGACTGAAGGTGCGGAGTCCCGCTCGTGGGAAAATTTGTTCGACAACCCAGATTTAGGCCAAACTGAATTCGAAGCTCGAAAGTCTCGGGCGACTGACTGGGAATTAGGGCGATTGAAGATTGCGGCGTTTGCTTTTGACGTCAGTATTGCGACAAAGGGCACTCCGTTGGGTCGAGTGCCTTTTAGACAGGATAAGTAATGCCACACATTTTTCCTCGAAGATTTTTGCGTACTCGTGATGTTTTGGATCCGACAGACTTCAATGAGGATATTCACCCTGTTTATGATATTTTGCAGGGTCGACTTGATCGAACTAATTTCAATGCGGGTAACCTTAAAAGAAGTCTAAGGCCGCATCCGGATAGCACAACACCGCTACCTACGGGCCCTTCCGTCGCAGAAGGTGCGTATTTTAAAACACATGTGTCTCAAGTTGAAAGTCGGTTTGAATTTTGGCAGCAGAACAAGGCGAGTTCGGATCGAACACCTCCAAATTTCGTTCGGCTTGATGGCGCTACATTTCGAGACTATTTTGGTTTTGATGGCGTCAGCCCCAATGCATACCCGTCGATTGTGCCCAATCACGGCGCTTGGTCTGCGGTCAAAAATGCTAATTTGTCGGATAGTCAGAAACTTACTTTTACCACAGGTCACTCAAAGATTTGGGTTTCAGCTTACGCCCAGTATATTTGGCAAGGATTTTTTGAGTACAAAAAGCCTTGGATACCAGGATTGCGATTTCGTGGTGCAGATTTAGACGCCCCAGAGGCTGACGATTCTTGGTTTGATGAACACGGGACCGATTCGCTTGCAGTTAAAGAGCGCACGGTACTAAATCGATTGGGCCCTTCTCCTACGCATGAGGCTCTTTCAAATCCGTATGCGAAGAACAAAACCGACAACATTGAGATTTACGACGAAGAGTTTTCGTACCAGCTTAACGAAAATGTATTCTGGGGTTCATCGTCGTCGCAAGAAATAGATGAACCTCATAAACATGGGTATCACCACATTTCGAAGGGATTTTTGCCTTGCTTGGTCCAGTTTGCGATTCGTTTAGACGGAAAAATTATAGAGGAAACGATTACAGGTAAGCGGTTACCGTACGAAGAATCGCCTCACGGCTTGAAAGTGAGCGATGGTATCCGCACAAAAGAGGAAGATGAGATTGAAAAAGAAGAGTGGGAAAATGTTCTTGGTGCTGGTGTCGACCCAGAGTCGGTTAAATTCGTAGAGCAAATTACCGGTCAGCGATCCTGGGGTGTTACGTCGACATTAGGTGAAAGTAAAGATTCGCGTCCAGGCCAGAAAATAAAATCATCTCGGGCGGTTTCTTGCGGCCCTGAAGTGATGCCTACCCGCTTGGGTGCTGTTGTTGAGGTGCAGCCGGGAGAGCATACAATCGAATTGTGTGTTCGACGACTTCAGCGCAAAAAAGGGAAGTTTAAAAAAGGTGATTTTGTTGGGGTGTTTTCTCGACGACTTGTTGCGTTTGACCTGCCGATTCACCCATCAAGAACACCAACAGATAGTTTTGGGGGCTCTTCTTCGTCTCCTTTTTATTTTGATCCCCTTGGGAGAATACCATCTTTCAAAACAGAAACTGAGGTTACGGATCGAAATGTAAAAGATGTCAGAGAGGTTTTATCGAATACGATTAACGCAATACCTGACAGTGCATTGAACGATGAGGTTCTAACGAACAAGTACCTACCAAGTAAAGTAGTTTACTCTGAGACTTCGACGATTGTGCCGGGCCTTACGGTCAATCAATTTACGGGAGTTTTTGAGTCCGACAACGATGCGAGTACGTCGGAGGCAATTTTTCCTGGTTACAAGCATGGCGATACTCTAGCAAATAATGTCGTACCTCGACACACCAACGGGTGGAGAACAACGGACGGTTCGTCGCTGTTATCTACGTCGAGGTTGGGGTGGTTGCAGTTGCAGAAGGATGATGGCTTTAACAAACTCAGCATTACACCCCCGGCATCCGAGCAGGTTTTACGGCCACGCGAACAATTGATTTTGATGATGGATGTCGAGCTTCGGAGTATTCAACCTTTGTACTCTGATGATGCTCTCAATGTACTTAACATGATGAACAAGTACACCGATGGCGTAAAACTTAGGAAATATGCACGAGACTATTTACCGTATTGCTTGGCCGAAAGATATTTAGACTTGTTTGCGTTCTTCGCTATTGGCTACAAAGAAGACGGATCTTGGATTGTTTCCACGGATTCTGTTCCTTCAGTAGTGAATTCTTTTAATTGGCTGAATCGTTCTGCTTTGTTTGATGCGTCATCAAAAATGGTCAACCTTCCAATGAAGCGACTGGGTAAAAAGAATTATTGGGACATGGACCCTGGATGGCGTGATGTCGGTCGTGTTGATGAATTTTTTGAGGATGACCCCGACGATAGTTTCTACATTGATTCGACAACTGGAATAGGCGGTAACCTTGTTCAAAGTAACTTAGGTATTAATATACCGATCATGACCGTTATCGAGAATACCGGTACAACGGATAGAGTCATAACCGAGTTTGGTGGGTTTACTTGTACGATGTGCCCCTCGATTTGGACGAAAGGCACCAGCCCAAGCGACCCAAGAACCTTGAGCGTTACGCTTGGGATGATTCCCGGTGTTACGTCGGATTCATCAAAGGTCAAAGTTCCGTTTGAGCGTCAATGGGCCTCCCCTGTAGGGGATCGAGACATACTTCAAGGTGTTCGGGTTGATTTCGGAAACGCTCGATTGACTGCGATCAAGGTTCAAAAGTGAGGTCCCGTGCCTAAAATTATGCTTCCACTGCTGCCGGGAAACGGAAACCCGCTTCTTAAAACGAAGTCTTTTAGTGACGTGAATGACCACTATACACTTTCGACTCATGCAAGGCTTGACACACCGCATAAAGATAGTGGGTTGATGTCCCAAACAAATGGTCGATTGTCGTACCAAAATCTCGATCCAGATTTTGTCGTTGAGGACTATCATATTCAGCCTGAACAAGCGTCATTAGCTCGGGTTGAGTCAATGCTTACTTCGTCGACTGTTTACGGTAGTGGAATACCAGAAACGGAAGACTCGCTCAACTTTTTTGCTTTGCCTGGATGTTCTTTACGCTGGTACCAACCATACGCAACATCAGTGTCCTTGATGCAGTGGTCTTTGTTTTTTAGCTACAATTCATGGCGAGGTATCTACAAAGATAAAGACGGCAACAATCACAGCGGTGGTGTGAACTCAATTATTCGATTGCGATGTAGGCTCGATAATAATGTAGTTACTGCGAGTACCCGCACACTGGGCCAGAACATGTTTCATCCTGTGTCTCCTGGAGCACTTGATCGAGTTGATCAGACAGGCCCAGGTATGGCTGTATTTGACTACTACGACGAAAAGTATCTCGATCCTGCGGACCACATTTCTTTTGATCGGTATGCCCGAATTGACTCCGACGAACCGGCCAAACTACTCAAGTATCGTGGCGGTAACCCTCGATATATTCAAACAGAGGCTCATACAGGTCGACAACTTGATTTGCACCACGTAGCCGAATTGAGCAAAGGCTATCATGAGATTTCTGTTGAGTGCTCGATTGAAGCGCCTGATGGTGAGGCTGTTTACTTGCAGAATGCCGGATCAAGAAGGAAGTCAATGGTGGTAAATCGAGGTTATTTTGATCTTGTGGGTAAACTCAGTTTAGGTATTCGGAACGCTCGAGTCCTTAACTTGTTATGATTATTTCGGTTTGAGGGTTCCATGCACATATTGATTCCAAAATTTCATCCTGTTGCTTGGCTCAGTATTTTTGCGTTTTACGCGCTGTGTTTGTTGGAGGGTGGTGACCCAGACCCTGGACTGGTGTTTTCAATCGATCCGATTACAGGGGCGATTATCGGCGGCACGGCGCTTACTCTTGGTATTGGTAAGGCTATTGCTGGAAACAAGCGGGAAAAAAGGGCGATAGCAGCACAAAAAGCCGCAGAGCGAAAACGTCGTCGAGCGATCAAAAAGGCTATGGGTCCGGAGGCTCGACGGGCTCAAAAAAGGCTGAGAAAGGGGAAGTACGGATTTAGCCAAGCCAAGCAACGCGAGGGCACGGAAGAGATTCAGCGTGCGGCTGAAGCGCAGGCAAAGGGTCAGCGGGCCGAGCTTGAGCGCGGTGAGGGGCCTTATGGTTCGGGTCGAAAGGAGGCTTTGAAGCGCGCTCTTGCAGATCGCCAGAGGTCCACAGTTTCTCAGGGCCGGTTGGGCACTGCTCGCCTTTCTGAGCAAGTTGGTGCGCAGCAGCAGCAGGCTGATCGCGGCACTGTGACCCAGTATGGGCAAGCTTTGGGTGGACTTCAATCTGCGGTTCCTGGAATGATGATGCAATCTCGGAGTGGGTTCGAAAGATTTGCAGACGTTGGTATGCAGGGCTTGACCGCTGCTGCAACTATGGGCGCATTCTCCGGTGGCGGTGGTGGCGGTGCTGGAGCTGGAGCCGACGGTGGTGGTGCCGCCGCACAGTACTCTGGTGGAGATACAGGGACAGGAGCAGTAAAGTAATGGCAACGACTTACAACATGGTTCACTTGGCTGCGGCTATCCGCAAGGCTCGAGAAGGTAAGTCAGGCCCGCCCACGTCTGACGAGGTGATGACTGAGGCGAAACGCTACGGGTTGCTGCTGAAGATTGAGGATCGCATCAGCATCAACACAAAAGCCATGTTGAATGCTGGTAAGGCTCGTCTCAAGGCTGCACTTGAATGGCGTGAAGCGGAGCGCAAGTTTCAGACCAAAATTGCCGATATGACGAACGCTAACGCGTTGAGTCTCAAGAAAGCGTATCTTGGGGATCTCGATCGCCTTATTAAAAAGAGCGAAACCGCAATCAGCAAGGCGGGTCAACACGACTACAATATGGTGCAGAAGGCACTTGATAACGCGAATGACAAAAACTACCGGGGTGGTCGAGGTTATTCGTCTGCAATGTTTAATGCGTTTTTTGACGCAAATCCGTTCGGTCCTGGGGCTGACCCGCGCAATCTAAGAAAAATCGAAGATGCGGCGGCGTTAAAAGAATTGATGGTTAAGTTTAATGACAAAGCAAACCATACTTTGTTTGATATCGACAACGAAACGGGCAAACTATTAAACTTTGAAGAGCTTAAAAATCCAGAGACAAGCCCCTTAATCAAAAAGGGAATCTTAACGACTACAGAGCACGCAGCTTTTTTTGATCAGGGTGATTCAAATGATTTGGTTATTTACAACCAAACCATGGACGCGCACGCTGGAGCGATGGCTTCTTCTGGTGCCCACATTAAATCTCTTCGTGGTCTATCTGACAACATTAAAGTAGCCACTAAACCTGAAGACGTAGTCGAGCTTTTCGCAAAAGCCAAGGAAGGTGTAGCTCAACTTGAGGATATTGCAGAAAGTCCAGGCACCTTTGACATTGGAGACATGGATGCGCTTAGCGCTCAATTGGCGGACTATAAAGAGCTTGAGGATAGCAATGAACGCCTGAAGGCGATGCAGAAAAAGCTGATTGAAGAGGACCCCAGTGGGGCCGACAAGCTTCGCACCAACATGGGAATCAGCGTTTCTAGTAATGCGTTTCGTGCATGGGCTGCAGACAATGGTTTTGACGAGCTTGGCCGTATCAGTATGGGCAAGGATGGAAAGCTTGATTTTGATAGCTACGTTCAAGGCCGAGACGACCTTGCGGCTGTCAATGCTTTTTACCGGCAACAGAAGAGGGGTCCTGGCGGCTATGGTATGCGCCAAGTTGGGACCGGCGACGTTGTTCAGTTTCGCTTGAATGGTGAATTGATTACGGGCGAGCGCATGAAATTTCATGCTGCGGACCCACCTGGAGTTGTTCGTGTCATGGTTCCTGATCGCGATCCTCCCAGCGTAATGTTGAGACCTGGCGACGTTGACCAAATTGAGATCATTAAACGCGACCCTGAAAGAACCACACGGGTTGATCGTGCTGCGAGGCGCGGATTGTTTTTCGGTGGCGGTGCAATCCAACGGGCTGCGGATGAGTCTTTGACGCCTCCGGATATGGTAAATGCTGCGATGATCGAAAATCGTGGCTACGTGGTTGACCAAGATGGTCGGCATTTGAGTAACCGCGAATATGAAGAGCGGCTTAACCAACAGATTCAAAGCTCATCGGTTACCGGTAAGCGCGTAGGTGATCAGGATTACCTCGTTACAGGTGATGGCCGTACGTTTAGGGTTGGCTCTGACGGGTCAACTACTCTGGTCGAAGAGGATGGGAACGATGAAGAGTTGTACCGTGTTTCTGAGGCTCCAGGTCGTCGGGTAGTCGTTCAGGATGCGTCCGAAGAGGGGAATGCAGTTGCACCAACAGTTGCTCAGATCGAATCAGGACAGTTGCCATCACAAGCGGTTTTTGAAACCGTAGAAGGTGAAACACCAATCCCTGGCTTGGACTCGGCGTTTTGGGATGCTACCGATCAAGATCGGATGAGTTCCATAACGCCTGAAACAATGGGCTTTACAATTAGCGAAGAGTACGATCCTCGAGCCCGCCAAACGTTTACGAACGAGCGAAATATCGCTGGAATGAAGTTTGTTGATCTCGAGGCATCTCCCGATCAGGAAGCTTTCTCAGGAGAAGTTAAAGTCGAGACTGCTCCAGATGTGCCCGATCCTGCGGCAGAGGCTGAAGCTGCGTTCAATCAAGCTACATTTGACGCACTTTCTGACGAGCAGAAGGGTGTTATCAGTCAGTGGGATGAACTATTCAAAACGTCTCGACAAGAGGCTTTGGACAATATTCCAGAGGGGTACGAGCTTGTTGCTGGAGTTGGATTGCGTCCAATCGTTGAGCTGCCTCAAGCCGAGCCAATTGAGCCTGGTGATTTTGAGGGCTTCGACACAACCCCGATTGTTGGCGAAGAGAAGGTTGATCCGTTGTCTGATGAGGAACAACTCAGGATTCGTCGGTGGACTCAACAGTCAAGGGACGCAAATCTCGAGGGTAAGCCAGGGCCTGCGATACCTGATGGTTATGTTCTAGATGCGGAAATGGGTCTTATTCCCGAGCGTTTGGCGAAACCTGAAGCGCCTGCAACCCAGCCACGACAAGATCCGCAGCTTGACATGTCACAGGTTGATATGGATGCGCTTACGGCACCCCCACCAACACAGCCGAAACCGCCACCTGCTGAAGCGTTGTCTGATGCTGAGATTGATGCGGTAACTGCACCAGAGCCTCCAATTGAAGAGCAGTTTCCACCCCCGCCACCGACTCCGGAGCTTACACCTGAACTCACGAGCGCGCTTCAGGCTACCCCCGAAAGCGAGCAGGCACGCAAAGATGCGGAGGCAAAAGCTAAAGCTGAAGCCGAAAAGGCAAAAGATCCTGATCCAGTATCAACGGCACTTAACAAGGTGGCTATCGAGGATGCTGCGGGTGAACCTGAGTCTAAGGGCGAGATCAAGCTACCCCCAACAGGGCCTACAAAGATTGAAGACAAAACTGAGTCTGTGCAGAAACAAGCTGTAGAACTGGCGGCTGAGATTGCTAAACGAGAAGAAGAGCGTAAAACAACTAAGCGAGACAAGATTAGAGACGTATTCAAACAAACGTTTGGGAGCGAAGATCCTTTGTCGGAAGATACCGAATCGGACGACTCTCAAGATGCGGTACAGACTGAGGGTCAGACAAAGGTGAAGTCAACCCCACCTGTTGTCGGTCAAAATACCGAGCCGCCAAAGACACCCGAAACACAGGAGCCTACTGAGTTTACTGCCGATGATGTCGCTAAAGCCAAAGAAGCTATGGAGGCTTTGAGGGCTCTTCAGTCAAACGAAGCTGTCAACACACTAAACCAAACTGAAGGAGCGGTACAATAATGGCAGATCAGCCGAATATTACCGGCGTACCAAAAGTGCCGCAGACTACACCAACAATGACCACGGGGGCGGTGAGTGCTCCAGGCGAAACGGCAAAGAAAAAGAAGCCGTTTTTAAGCTTTGGTAAGTCTGACTCAAAAAAGCGAGCGGATGTCGCTGATGGGCTGGAAAAAAAGCGAAAAGAGAAGGATACCGAAAAGAAAAAGTTTTACGAGCAAGAAGGATTTGATCGAGACGAACATGCTGCGCTTATGGGCAAGGCGCTTGGCGCTTTTTCACCTTCGGGTAGTAGTGGTTCAGTTATGGGTTCTGGCGGTATTGCTGGCTTGGCAGATGCTGTGGTAGCTCATAAAGAGTACACGAAAGATCAAAAAGATAGAATCGAGGAAGA